ATAGAAGTCTTTGAAAGAATCAAACTCGGAGTGGTCGAGTTTCTTCTGTCCAAGTTCTACACTTGCAATATAGTCAAGACGATAAGATTCCTGTGCCTTATAAGTAAACTTCTTATAAAGGTTCAGATAATCAAGTTGACTAATACCACCAACATCATACGAAATATGTTTACGACCAGCGATAAAAATTTCATCTTCGGTAACAAGTCCCCAAGGTGAAAAACGCTTCATCAATTTCTCACCAAGAATACGATCCAGACGACGAACCAAATAAGGAACGTCATACAGTTCAGTATTCCATCCAGTCACAACTTCTGGAGTATTCTCTTCAACCATCCACCAGTTGATAAAGTCCATCAACAGGTCACGCTCATTGTCAAACGAACGATAAATTACATTCTTCTGTTGATTATTAAACGGACCCATACCCCAAGTGCGAATCTGTTTAGATGAATAGTCCTGAATAGTAATCAATAGAACTTCTTCAGCAGCAGACTCTACATCAGGGAATCCATTCTCCGATGCAACCTCAATATCCAAAGTTGTAACTTTAACTTTACTAATGTCAAACTTCAGTTCTTCCTCTGGATACATTTCAGAGATGTACTGATAAATGTATTGACTGTTTCCGTATATCTTAAAGTTTTCTACACCCTCATACTTTTTAATAAACTCACGACAATCACGAACGGAACCAGGTTGAACTGCTTCCACATACTCCCCATTTAGAGTCTGATATTTAGTTTTCTTTTGAGAAGGGACAAAAAGAGTCGGGTTGAACTTCTCACGGGTCATAAAATGTTTACCATTTTCATAACCACGAACCAAGAAGTGGTCCCCGACCATTTGAACGTTTGTATAAAAGCGCATTATGCAGTCAATTCAAGATACTTTTCAATAACTTCGGAAGTTGGATCAGCAATAGTCAGAATACGATCTGAACTTATCATAATCTCTTTTTGATTTGTAACCTTTGGCCAAGGTTTCATATCGTCCACACCAAAAAATTGATATGGATTTATCAGTTTACAATTTGGTTCTCCAATGTCCGCAACAACTTCAACAACTTCAGTAATGAGAACATTATCTACATCAAGAAGAACACACTTAACAACCTTATCCATTGATTTTTTCCTCATACATTTGTTTAACGGATGACAATGGTTCTACAGCAGTTACAACCCAATCAACTGGAATTGTAATATCTTCATCGGAGGACAAAACAATCCAAGGTGATAAACTTACCTGAACTTCTCTTTTAGAATCGTCACCAATATCCTCAGTCAACAGAACTTCAGTTCTCACTGCAACTCTATGAGGTCTATTGAGTAAATAAGCAACTGCTTCTTTTTTACCAGTTTCAGAATCTTGGGAAACTAATTCTCTAATATCAGAAATTAGAGTTTCACCAGACTTTAACAAAGTTAGTTTGATAGACATTTTTACATTATCCCTCCAGTCATTATAAGGCAAAAAAATGGGGAAGTCAACCTGGATTTTGCCAGGGACTTCCCGCGCCGACGATATTCAAAGATATTTAGTCTCCGTTACCCCCACCACCATCACCAGCACCACTTCCAGGATTAATAGGAACTGCTCTTCCAGCACCTACATTAGTCACTCTTCCTTTATGATAAACCTTATGTTTCCAAGCAGCTGGATATGAAATCGTTTTTATTTCGTTAATAAACTGGTGGAAGGATTTCATTTTTTATTTTTATTTAGAGATAGTCCTTACGGGCGTGATGTTCTGGTACTATTTTCCCAAGTACGATCCGTAGAAGTCCGTCTTCAAATGTGACTTCACGGACTTCTGTGTCGTCGGATAAAGTCCACGCTCGTTTAAAACTTCTGCTAGCCACTCCCTTGTGGATAAACGTCCTATCCGATTCGGCATCTGCTTTTTGTCCTTCGACAAAAAGCTTTCCATATTCCGTGAAAACATTTACCTCTCCTTTCTTGAATCCTGCTAATGCTAGTTCCAGATGGGATTCAACGTTATTTATTTGCACTAGGTTATAAGGAGGATAGTTTGTAGTCGTTTCATGAAGATTAAATAGACGATCAAAATATTCATCCATTCCAATACTATTGCGCGTGATTCTTTCCATCAGAGCAGGAAGATCCGCAGCAGTATACCTTGTGAGGTTAGTCATTATGGTAGCTCCTTTAAAAGCGAGTTTGTGTTTTGTGGACCCTTTCGGCATCCATTATTAATTATACAATATCAATAAAAAAGGGGAGTGTTGAACTCCCCACTTTATTATTCGGCATCCTCTACTTTTTTCTTTTTAGCACCAATATTATACTTGGTTTCCAGAATCCAGTCTCCTTTGTCCTTATAAGCAAGAACTTTGATTTGATTCAAAGGAGCGATATCTTGAATCTTTTTAAGATCGACAATCTCAATCAGACCCCAATCTGCAAGAAGTTGGGCAATACGATTGCGACGCTGAACATCGTTTACAGTCAGGTTTGCGTGTTTGCCATCCAGAGCAAACAGTTCCTTAAAGTGAACGAGATAATACCTACCTTGCTTGTGTAGAATATGGCAAGACTGATAGATTTTCTTTTCCTTTCTTGAAGCAACTCCGATTCGGGTCAAAGTCTCACGTACCTTTAGAAAGTCATCAGGTTCGTTAAGAATCACTTCCACCATTTGTTCGGGCGTCCACTTCACTTCAGGTTCTTGAACGACACTCATTTTGATCCTCCAGTTTCAAATTTCGATTTAATAAATGTTAGTTGTTCTTTAGTAAGAATCCTCAAAGCTTGTTTTGCCTTCTCATTACTATAACCATAATAACGTTTGACATAATCAAGGTCTTTGATTTTATCTTGACGGAGCCAGGGAGAAAATCTCTTCTTTTTCCTCAGACTATTTATAAAAAAGTCATATTGCAACTTCTTCGGGAGGAAATGGTATTGATTCATTTCATTCGCAAACATAATACAATCAATGTGCCCAGAGAGGCAGCGATTGATAATATAAGGAGCATATTCCTTCTCAAGTGAAGGGTCTTCGTCAATCAGATGTTGCTTCGTTTGATTGATCGAGTTTAACCAGTCCTTCAATTCCATAATTAAAAAGCAAGAGTTCTTTACGTTGTTTTTGCTCACGCATATATTCACCAACAGAACGCATCGTGTAAGTCAAATCAAACTCAGCAGCGTTCCAGTTCCTAAACCGATCTTTTACAAGTTGATCGGAGTTATAACTCACTAACTGATCCATATTGTTAGCGTCACAATCAGCAGCAAACTTATCGTGATCAAATCTTTTGTGCATTGATCCCTTATTCCCGTAGAGATTATCCTTAATGTCATAAGGAGGATCGAGATACATAAAAGCACCTTTGTTTCCATCCATCAGATAATCATAGGAATAGTTAGTTATACGCCAATGTTCAATCAGTTTAGAATACGCAGGCAGTTTTTCGATCCCTCGCAAACTGAAGTTGGCGTTGGATGCTTGTGCAGAAAATGATGAACTCTCCGTGAGACCACTGAAACTGCACTTATTGACAATATAGAAAGCCACAGCACGATCAATGCTAGGCAAACTTTGGTCATTGATTTGCTCCTTTGCTTTAAGGAAAAGTTCTCTTGCTAACTCTGGAGTATTGTTTGCTGTCTTAAGACTTACCAGTTTATCTTTAAGATCAATTCCAAAAATCTGGAGTTGCTGCCAGAAGTTTACCAGAGGTTCATACAAATCATTCACCCAAATATTTAATCCAGGATACTTTTTAGTGATATAAATCGCAACACTTCCACCACCAAGAAATGGTTCTCGGAACTCATCATAGTTGCGAAGGTCAGGAAAGTAAGGTCCCATTTTTTCACAAGCACGGGACTTACCACCAGGATATCTAAGCGGGGTTTTCAGAGACTTCATAATCTTTAGGATGATACTTCAAATACTCTCTAAAAGTGAGTTTCATTTCTTTCTGCGTCATACCACAATGCTTTGCGGCAGCAGGAACAGTCATTTTAGCACGAAAGAGACCTTCATTTGCCTCTTTCACATTTTCTGGAGTTGTCTTTACAGGAACCTCATAAAGAGATGCCTTATCAATTTTCAGCAGACCCATTGATACACCTCACAGAAATTTGAACATTTTTGGTTGCTTCTGCCATCTCACGATACCCAGTCCCAACATAAAGTTGCCCAGAGACAACGGCAACGGCACAAGCACCCCAGAAAATATAATACCACTGAGATTTAAGTTGATGCCTAATCATTTGAACTCACACTCCACCATTACTTCGGTCAAGCAAGCAAGCATATTTATTTCTTGGTCTGCGACAAAAGCTCCTTGATACTGATACTTAGCGAGCACAAGAACAGCAGCAGGAATAGAAGCAGGAACCAGACTTTCGTAAAGAGAATCGTAAATACGACGGAGAAGTACAGTAGTATCATTGTCCAGATTACTGACGACCCACTTACGTACTTCAGAAAAGTTCTTTTCTTTAAGGTGCTTAACAAGTTCATTTACAGCGATGTCTGAGAAAGACGCAAGAATCCCCGAGTCAATTTTGCCCCCCACACTATATCGTTGGCACTCGTTAAGGACTCGTCTCCAGTCTGGGAAATGCTTGTTGATGATTTCGGCAAGAACTTTTTCATCATACTCAACACCTTCCGCATCCAGGATTTGCTGGAGTCGTCGGAAGAAACTTCCTGCGAGTTTTGCTTTATCTTTTCCTTTGATTCCAAACTCGACAACGGCACATCGGGAGTGGAGGGGTTCGATGATTTTGTTCTTGTAGTTGCAGGTGAAGATGAAGCGACAGTTACCAGCAAACTCCTCAATAAACGCCCGTAGGAGGAGTTGTACGTCGTTTCCTGTGTTATCTGCCTCATCAATGATGACGACTTTGTGTTTAGCAGTTGACGAAAGCGATACGGTGGAAGCGAAGTTCTTCGCATTGTTTCTGACAGTATCCAGGAATCTACCTTCGTCGGATCCATTGATGACATAAACATCTACCCCCAATTCGTTGCAGAGTGCTTTTGCCACTGTGGTCTTTCCAATACCAGGAGGACCAGCAAGAAGCATATTTGGAATTTCACCCTTATTTAGAAACTCCTGAAAAGTTTTTTTAGTACTTTCAGGAAGAATACAATCTCCAATTGTCTTTGGAGCATACTTTGCTACCCACAAAAAATCACTGTTCATAATTTAGATCCATTTTGGTTTTTTCAATTCACAGG